ACCTAAGAATATCTACAAGACGATTCGAGACAGACCTACACAATGCTAAAAAGCGACTGCAAGACCAACTCGACAAGAAAGCCAAATCTAAAGACTATGCGGATATGCTCAAGGTGTCAGGAGAGAAAGACAACCGAGAATGGGATTTTCGAAATCTACAATCATGGGATTAATGAAAGATTCGTCTGTGAGAGATGTACCAATCGTAATAGCCACTAAGACTGCTAAATGCCTCCCTGTGCTGTTAGCGAGCATAGACCAGTATGTGCCACAAGATGTTACTGTTTTCGTCTCTGGAAGCGATCTAAGGCTTCCTAGGCATAGGACTATCAATATACGGAATGAAGGCAATAATTTTGGGGAGTCATATAACCAAGTAGTACATTGTGCTTACCAAATGTTTGATGAGGTAATCGTAGCCAACGATGACATAGTATTAACCCCTAGTTCTTATTGTTTAATGTTAAAGGATGTAGAACTACTGCCAGAGGATACTGCTTGGGTGTCAGCTAAGTCTGATTATGTCCGTGGCTATCAAAACATTCGAGAGTTCAAGCAAAGGGAAGGCATCCGATATGTAGAAGAAGGGAAAATAATTCCTACAGATATTATTTCTCCGCGGTTATATACATAAGGACAAATGGGTAGATTACAAGCCTATAAATTGGTTCTCGGATGACATCCAATGCCTAGAAATAAGGGCAAACGGATACAAAAACTATGTCAGTCGATCTTATGTCCACCATGTCGGTAGCCAAACTATCGGAATGGATCATGGCAAAAACCACAGAGAGGCAGAACAATGGATAAAAGAAAATATGCCGGAACTACATAAACAATGGTTTACTTCACAAAATTAATAAACAATTGTATAATTTCCTTGGGTCATTGCACCCAGAATTTAGTGATTCTTCTTCCATAGCCCTAGCAATAGGGCTATTTTTTCGGGTGAGATATGGAAAAAAAAGGTATGTCGATAATGATCGGTCTGTTGGGCAAAGAGCCTAAGATGGCTGAGAAGTCCGAGGGAGGTCTACTAGAATCCGATACAGAATCTTGCCCACTTTCTACAATGGATGCCGATATTAACAAAGGCAACAAGAAGAAAGCCATTTTGACTGCCAATTATGGGGCGCGCAAAGATGGTGAGGGCAAGTGCAAAGCCTGCGAATACTACGAAACAGGCGAAGAAATGACTAAGTGCGGAGTAGGTAAGGGCATGGGTCATTGTGCTATATTCGACTTTGTATGTTCCGATGAAAATGGCTGTCAGGCTTGGGAAGCTGTCGGCGAGGAAGAAGAAATGGAGATGGAAAATGAAGAATAGTCTTTACGGAAATATCAACGCCAAAAGAGCTAGGATCAAGGCTGGATCAGGCGAAAAGATGAACAAACCTGGTAGCAAAGCAGCACCTTCCGCAGCAGATTTCAAGCAAGCTGCTAAAACTGCCAAGCCTATGAAGGCTAAAAAGAAATGAGCAAATCACAAACTCATTACTTACCTAACGGAAAAGTGTACACAGGTGCAACTCATAAAGCAGGCAGTACGCTTATGACAGGTGCAAAGCACACAGCCAGTAGCCAAAAACTAAGCCATGCAAAACCAATGAAGGCTAAAAAATGATGATGACCAAGGCACAAAAGAAGATTGGCAAAGTAATGGGTGAGTACAAAGAAGGAACTCTACATTCTGGCAAGTCTAAGAAGGTAGTCAAGAACCCTAAACAAGCTATGGCTATTGCTATGTCAGAAGCTGGTAAGTCTGCTCGATACAAAAAGTGATTAGTGTAGTAATGCCTAGTTATCTAGGTAATTACCCTACAGCAGCAAGTAATAGAGAACTAAAGCTCCCTAGAGCAATAGAGAGTTTTCTATCGCAAGAAATAGGCGAGTTAATAGTTGTAGCAGATGGATGCTATAAAACAGTAGAGATAGCCTCTAAATACCCTGTAAAGACCATCCTAATAGATAAGCAGCCACACTTTAGCGGAGTGCCAAGAAACACAGGAATACAAGCAGCTCAGTATGATTACATCGCTTATATAGATAATGATGATGTATTTGGTAAAGGACATCTACAATCAATAGCAGATAATGTAGATACAGATTGGCTATATTGGGATGACTATGTAGATGGTGAAGTTAGACCAGTATGGCTTGAAATTAGTCATATAGGAACTTCTGCAATAGCCCATAAAAAGTCTTTAGACTGCAAATGGGGTGATGGATACGGACACGATTGGCAATTTATACAGCAACTAAAGCATTACCCTAGAAAACGCATTAAAGCCAACTATCAGGTTATGCACATACCAGGAATCATAGACCGATAATGTTTATTGTCCCCACATACAAACGCCCAGAAAGGCTTAAAAACCTTATCCAAGCATATATAAACACGAAGGCTGTAGCCCCTGTTTATGTGCTTATACAAGGAAATGCAGAGCTTTATGATGGGATTGAGTACCCTGATACATGGACTGTAGAGGTGCTGGAGAAAAACTTAGGTTTAGTAGCCGGTTTAAATTATGTATATCAGAAGTTTCCAAATGAACCCTATTACGGAATTATTTGCGATGACCAGCAGCCGAATACAGATCATTGGGATCAAAAGCTAATAGAGGCTATAACGCCTTGGAATATGGTCACATCCCAAGACACTCTCAATAAGAATGATTGGAGAATGTCAGGAATTACTGCTTATGGTGGCGATTTAATACGATTTGTAGATTTTATTATGCCGCCCTGCACTTGGCATATATGCGGTGATGATTGGTGGGAGTTAGTCAGCCGCCAATGCAAGAATTGGGTAGTTGTTGATGCACAAAGTACGCACATTACTCCTGAAACTACAGGCATAGAGCCTGATGAAACATACCAAACCTCTTATGCAGACTTTAGCGGTCAGGTAAGTAGGTATAACCAATGGTTAGTAGAAGAAGGAAACAATCTACTTTCTAAAATACAAAAACAAATGTTATGAAAATAAGAGAAGCTGCCGGAGTCTTAGAGAGGATAGGGGAGAAATAAATGGACTTAAACGATTTACTCTCTAGTATTGGGTTACAGGGATTGCTTAGCTATAGAGATCAACCACAACAAGAACTTACAGCAAGCCAAATAGCAAATCAAAAACTTAGGTCAATGAATTATGAGCCTATGAACTTTGCATCAGACAGACCAATGATGAGCAGACCTGAAAGAAATCCATCAGACTTTGATTTTGCAATGATGCCCTATATGGGTGCACCAATGCCACAACAGTTTGCTGAAACACAAGGCTATCTACAATCTCCAATTAGTCTACAAGGTGGACTAAATACATTTAATGAAGGATCATTAAAAGGTGTTGGCATGGGTGGTAGATTAGGTGCAGAATTACCTTTAGATGAAAAAGTAAGAATGGCATTAGGTGTATCAGGCGGTGGACAAGATATTACCTATGCAATGGGTACGCCATACGAAGGCAGATCAGCTAGATACGACATTACAGGCATAGATGCCACAATTAGAGATTTAGCCAAAAACAGAGAGTTTGGTGCAGAAGTTAGAAAAGCATTTGGTAATAGCCTTATGCCAAGCGTTTTTTATAGACAGAGGTTCTAATGAAAGTCCGAGAGGCAGCAGGCATCATAGAACGGATTGGTGTAGCAGGGTATAACAAACCCAAAAAGACACCTAGCCACCCTACTAAAAGCCATGTAGTCGTGGCAAAAGAAGGCGATAAGGTAAAGACTATCCGATTTGGTCAGCAAGGAATGACAGGTAGCCCACCAAGAGAAGGTGAGTCGCAAGCTGACAAGGCAAGAAGAAAGTCATTTAAGGCAAGACACGCTAAGAACATAGCCAAGGGCAAAATGAGTGCTGCGTTTTGGGCTGACAAAGTTAAGTGGTAAAAGTGTTGTAGAATAGCAACATCATCAACCATCAACCCATAGGGAATGGAATGGAAAACTCTACACAAAACAAAAACATAACACCCGAATCAAGTGATAAGGGAGGCGCACAGCCAGGCAACCAAAATGCAAAGAAAGGCAAGCTCTTTTACGATGCACTAAGAATAGCCCTAGTACAAGAGGATCGTAAGAAACTCAGGAACATTACCGAGAAGTTAGTCAAGTCAGCAGAAGCTGGAGAACCTTGGGCAATCAAGGAAGTCATGGACAGGATAGATGGTAAGCCTGTTAACACTACCGAACTAAGCAATGCAGAAGGTGGAATCTTTAAGATGGTGGTCGCTTGGGAGAAGTAGAGTACGCAGATGACGAAGTAAAAAGAGTAGTCATCCCTTACAAGCCAAGAGAACCACAGTTACAGATACATGAGGCGATGGATAAAAATCGTTTCGTAGTGGTAGTGGCACATAGGCGTATGGGTAAGACAGTACAGGCTCTTAATGCGCTAATTAAAGCAGCGATGGAGAACGATAAGCCTAATCCTAGGTATGCGTATATCGCGCCGACATATAGTCAGGCTAAGAGAGTAGCTTGGGATTACCTTACAAATTTTGTAAGACCATTGGATGCTACAGCCAATATAGCGGAGTTAAGAGTAGACTTCTTTGGTAGAAGAATACAGTTATACGGATCAGATAACCCAGATTCACTTAGGGGTCAATATTTTGACGGATCAGTTTTAGATGAGATAGGCGATCAGAACCCAAAAATATGGAACGAGATCCTGAGACCCAGTTTGGCAGACAGAAAAGGGTTTTGTCTGTTTATTGGCACACCCAAGGGCAATAATCACTTCAAGGACTTGTTCGACAGAGCAGGCAAAGAAGAAGGATGGGCAGCACTACAGTTTAAGGCAAGCGAAACAAATCTAATAGATGAACAAGAATTATGGTCTGCCAAGAAAGAGATGGGAGACGATAAGTACAATCAAGAGTTCGAGTGTTCATTTTCGGCTGCTGTGGAGGGAAGCTATTACGGAAAACTTCTCAACGAGGCAGAAGAAAAAGGTAGGATGTGCAATATAGATCGAGATGATCTATGTAGGACATATGTTGCATGGGATCTCGGAATGGGAGACTCCACAGCTTTGTGGACTGCACAAGTAACAGGACAAGAGGTAAGACTACTAGACTATGTAGAGAATCATGGTCAAGGACTAGACTGGTATGTCAACTGGCTAAAAGATAACAAGTGGGAGAAAGCAGAGCAACTCCTACCACACGATGTAGAAGTAAGAGAACTAGGCACAGGCAAGAGCAGATTGGAAGTGTTGAGAGAAGCTGGACTAGATGTTCGGGTTCTGCCAAGACTTTCTGTAGATGATGGTATTCAGGCAGTCCGTAGACTCCTACCGAGATGTTGGTTCAATATGCCACAGGTAAAGCAAGGGCTAGACTGTCTTAGGAACTATAGGCGCGATTATGATGAAAAGCGTAATGTCTTTTTTGACAAGCCAATGCACGATTGGGCAAGTCATGGCAGCGACAGCTTTCGTTATTTAGCATTAGGAATGGAACAAAACACTACTTGGTCGCAACCGATAACAGTAAAAACTTCATGGATCGTATAAATGGATGAACAGAAACTAAAGGTCATTCTCGAAGCAGAGATAGATGATGCTATCGGCTATGTAGAGACCGAAACAGTAGAGCAACGCACAAAGGCGATCAACTACTACAATCGTTACGAGTATGGCAACGAGATAGATGGTCGTTCTAAGATCGTAACAGGCGAAGTAGCCGAGGTCGTAGATGGTGCTTTACCTCAGTTAATGCGTATCTTTACTGGTTCAGACCAATTAGGTCGTTTTGATCCAAGGATGCCAGGAGACGAGGAGTTCGCCAAGCAAGCTACCGAACTTACCAATTATGTGTTCTTCAACGATAACGATGGTGTTATCCTCATGCATAACTGGATGAAGGATGCACTTCTACAGAAGAACGGAATCGTAAAGTATTGGTGGGAGGATAGCGAAGATCCTACTAAGGAAGAATACAAAGGTCTAAACGCAGAAGAACTAACACTTTTGTTTGCTGATGACGAGATGGAATTAATCAGCCAAGAGACCGAGGAAGTCGGCATAGACCCAATGGGTATGCCTATTCTTTCTTACAATGTAGTCATTAAGAAGAAAAAAGAAGTCGGTAAGGTCTGTGTAGAGAATGTGCCACCAGAGGAGTTCTTAATCGCCAAGCGCGATAAGAGCATCAAGAACGCCAAATTTGTCGCACATCGCACAGTCAAGACACGATCAGACTTAATCGCTATGGGCTATCCACAAAAGCAAGTGGACAAGATGCCAGCGTACAACGACCTTACTTACACTCCTGAGAGAGTAGCAAGGTATAGTGCAGGCGAGATGCCAGACGAGACACAAAGCCTAGACTTTACGATGCAAGAGGTAGAGTTGTTCGAGTGCTATATTCGTACCGACTTTGATGGTGATGGGATTGCAGAACTCCGTAAGGTAGTCTATGCAGGCGATCAGATTATTGACAATGAGGAAACAGATCACATTCCTTTTGCAAGCATCTGCCCGATTCCTATGCCACACAAGTTCTTTGGTCAGAGTCTAGCCGACAGAGCAATGGACATACAGCTTATCAAGTCTACGATTACTCGTCAGATCCTAGATAACCTGTACCTTACCAATATGCCTAGGGTTACAGCCTTAGATGGACAAGTAAACCTAGATGACCTACTAACCACATCACCAGGCGGTGTAGTGCGGATTAAGTCTCAGGGTGCGGTTCAGCCATTATCTGTACCGGCAACAGCATCACAGTCGTTCCCAATGCTAGATTACATGGATCAAGTATTGCAGAAGCGTTCAGGTGTTACTTCTATGAGTCAGGGTATTGATCCTAACATTCTACAAAACACCACAGCCACAGCAATTGCAGCTATGCAACAAGCAGGCTCTGGTCGTATAGAGATGATTGCTAGAATCTTTGCCGATACAGGTGTAAAAGACTTATTTGCAGGCATATTCCACTTGATCCTAAAGTATCAGGACAAGCCAAGGGTCATTCGTTTACGAGGCAAGTATGTCTCTATCGACCCAAGAGAGTGGAAGAACAACTACGATGTAACAGTTAATGTCGGTCTAGGCACAGGTAGCCAAGATCAAAAGATGGCGATGGCAGCAATGGTTATGCAAAAACAAGAGCAGATTCTACAGACTCAAGGCTTTGCTAATCCGTTAGTCAGCGTAGGTCAGTATCGCAATACACTTGGTAAGTTTATCGAGGCAGCAGGGTACAAAGACTCGATGGAGTTCTTTAAAGAGATTCCACCAGAGCTAGACCAACAGTTGTCTCAGCCACAGCCACAACAGCCGATGCCTAATCCAGCGATGGATGCGCTAATGGCACAGACACAAGCACAGATCGAAGTAGATCGTGCTAAAGCTCTAAACGACATTGAAATCGCTAAAGCAAAAGCACAAGCCTCTATCCAACTCGAAAGAGAGAAGGCAGCAGCTAACCTAGAACTCAAGACAGCAGAGTTCCAAGCAGAGGCACAGTTGAAAGCAGCCCAAGTTGGTGCTAAATTAACAGGTGATGTCAGGATACCTGGATGAATACAACCGACAGAGCTAAAACATTATTAGGCGATGAGTTTTTCCAAGAGTTATTACAAACTCAGAAAGACTCATTCAAGTCGTATATCTTTAGTTCTGCCGAGCATGATGTAGAAGGTAGAGAAAGAGCCTTAGTCAAACTAAAGGCACTAGAAGAATTTGAAGCATCTATTCAATCAATCGCACACAATGGCGAAATTGAAAAGAAGCGAGTCAAGGTTTTTTAACAACCATAGAGGTCGAAAATGAGTGAAAACACCAACCCACAAGGGAGTGTAGACAATTCTGTATCAGGTGCAGCTAATGCATTTATGTCTTTTCTTGAACCACAAGCGGAGGAGGCGAAAGCCCAACCAGAACCTAGTGAGGCAGAGTATTCTGCCGAGTCCGAGGAGCAAGATGTAAGTGCAGAAGAAGCTGAGAGCCAAGAAGAAGAAGTAGAGGAACAGCCACGCTACCGAGTTAAAGTCTCTGGTGAAGAAGTGGAAGTTAGCCTTGATGAGCTTTTGAATGGTTACAGTAGGACTGCCGATTATCAGAAGAAAACCCAATCTTTAGCGGAACAACGAAAGGCTGTAGAGGCTGATCGAGTAAAGATTGCGGAAGCAGCAAAGACCAGAGAAACCTATGCCCAACGACTCCAAGTTATTGAGCAACTGTTACAACAGCAAGACCAAGGAGAAGATCTGTCTAATTTAAAGGCAGAAGATCCTATTGCTTATGCAGTTGCCATGGCAGAGAAGATGGAACGAGAGAAGCAATTGCAAGCGGTGCAGATGGAAAGACAGCGAGTTCAGCAAGAACAGCAGTCTTATACTCAAGCACAGTTGCAAAAGCATATCCAAGCAGAGCAGGCAAAACTTGTAGAGGCTATTCCAGAGTTTAAAGACGATGTGAAAGCTGAAGTAATCCGTAGAGACATACGCAATTATGCTAAAGCTCAAGGATTCTCAGACCAAGAGTTGTCTCAGGTTTACGATAGTCGCGCTGTACTAGCCCTCTATAAAGCAGCACAGTACGATAAGTTGATGGCAGGCAAAGGTGTTACTTCTAAGAAAGTAGCCAATGCTCCTAAGACGATTCGACCAGGAACATCTAATCCGCAGAGTTCCGAGAATGAAACAGCAAAAAAAGATAGAGCAGCATTACGCCAATCTGGCAATAAAAAGGATGCGGCTCGTTTATTTGAACGATTTTTATAAAGGAATTTAATCATGGCAGCATATGATCGTTATACAGCTATTGGAGCTAGGGAAGACTTGACGGATGTCATCTATGATATCTCGCCAACAGAAACTCCCATCATGTCAACCATTGGCAAAACCAAAGCAACATCGGTTACGCATGAATGGCAAACAGATAGTCTCGCAGCAGCAACCACAGCCAACGCATTAGTTGAAGGTGCATCCGCTTCTGAGGGTACTATTACCCCAACAACCCGTCTCGCAAACTTGACACAGATCGTAGGTAAGACTGTTATGGTTTCTGGTACTCTCTTGGCTTCTGACCTTGCTGGTCGTAAGTCTGAGATGGCTTACCAGTTGGCTAAAGCATCTGCTGAGATCAAGCGCGACATCGAGACCATCATTACAGCAAACCAAGGTCAGGCAGCAGGATCGTCTGGTTCTACTGCTCGTAAAATGGGTTCGTTGCTCTCGTACATCAAGACCAACACAAGCA